TTCCTTATGGTTGGTGGGCTTTGGTACAATGATGACCGCGAGTCTCCACAAATGTTCTCAATGTTTTCAGATGGTTTGAAGCAAAACTTTCATGCTTTAGCTCGGGGTTCAAAGCTGTTGGTCAACTTCTTTGACAAAAGCGAAACATACATGAGCATGACAATCTTAGCAGATTACGAAGGGATGTTGAATTGGGCAGCATGGCTAGGCTTTGAGGCAGTAGGGGTACACCAAGTAGATGCAAACAAGTATGTCGATTTTGTGCGTTGCAATCCAAACGAAAAGATTGTTTACAATAAAGCACTACGGCCCGTAACGCACTGAAAGGCCCGAAAGGATACCCTTGCTGACGTGAAAGAGCGGACACCCGTTGAAACGTAACTTCATATTAGGACTGATAAAATGGCTAATACAATCGACCAAGCCTTCATCAAGCAGTTCGAAACAGAAGTACATTTGGCGTATCAGCGTATGGGCAGCAAGCTCCGCAACACTGTACGTTCTTCAAATGTAACTGGTTCGGTTGCTCGTTTTCAAAAAATTGGCAAAGGTGCTGCAAACACCAAAGCTCGTAACGGTGACGTTACTGCAATGGAACTTGTACACACCAACGTAGAAGCAACAATGGCTGACTTCTACGCACCTGAGTACATCGACAAGCTCGATGAGCTGAAGATCAACATCAATGAGCGTCAAGCTGTAGCCCAATCTGCTGCTGCTGCTCTGGGTCGCAAGACTGATGAGATCCTTATCACAGCTATGGACGCTGGTGCTAACGCAACTCAAATTGCTGACACTGCTGGTGCATTGGTTAAAGATGACCTGCTCACATTGTTCTCCACATTCGGCGCAGCCGACATTCCGGAAGATGGCCAACGCTATCTTGCTATGTCCCCTGCTGGTTTTGCTGACTTGTTCTCGATCAATGAGTTCGCATCTTCCGACTATGTTGGACCACAGAACCTGCCATTCGCAGGCGGCATGACAATGAAAGAGTTCTTGGGCTTCAAGATCTTCTCAACGTCTGCTGTAGCTGGCGGTAAAAACTTTGCGTACCACACTTCTTCAATTGGCCTCGGCATCAACGCCGATGTGACCACTGAGGTAAACTATGTACCGCAAAAAGTTTCGCATCTTGCAACTTCAATGATGTCCATGGGCGCTGTCGTAATCGACTCCGATGGTATCTACGAAGTTCTCGATAACAACTAAGTAGGGCGGGGGGTTTCGGCCCCCCGACTTCAATATGCCAGATGTAGCAAACACACCCATCAAGATCTGCTCTCGCGCATCATTGCTTATCGGCGGTGATGTGATTCAGTCTTTTGATGATGGCACTGCGGAAGCAACAATTTGTGACGCAATGTACGAAGACATGGCTCGTTCAGCTTTGACTAACTCACGTTGGCGCTTTGCTACAGATCAAGCTGTGCTTAATAGATTAACCGATGCCCCCAGTGGGCGCTGGAGTGCAGCTTATCAACTTCCATCTGAGTGCATCATGCTTTCGGGGGTTACAGTAAATGATTACCCAATTAAGTACGACAGCTATGGCTCAAAGGTTTTCTGCGATTCTTCCGCGAATGAAGTTCTTATTGCTGATTATGTTTTCCGTGCCGATGAAAGCGATTGGCCTCCTTACTTTGTCACTGCTGTTGAGTACGTTATGGCTGGTGTCCTTGCTGTATCTGTTGCTAGGGATTCCCAGTTGGCTACTCTCATGGAGCAGAAGGCTAGTTACCAAATGACCCAAGCTAGACGTTTGCAATCTCAGACGCAAACAAATCGCAAGCTGAACACATCGAGGTTTATTGCTGAAAGGCGAAGTTAATGCAGAAAGTTAGAGTGCCGATTAGCAGCTTTCAGTTTGGCGAAGTCAGCGATTCACTATCAAGTCGTATAGATACACCAATTCTCAACTCCTCTGCTGAAAGGGTTGAGAATTTTGTCGTAATGTCTGAGGGCTCTCTAAAGAAGCGGCACGGCCTTAGGCATATATATGACTACAGCATTGCTTATGACGCTAATATATCTGAAAGATCGCATCTTACTTCGTTTGTTTTCGATGATAATGAGCAGTACGTTGTTTCTATTGAGCATCAAAAGGCAAGGTTCTTTCGCTTAGTCGATAACGATACGGTAACTCTTGTAGCAACTGTAACTACAGATACAAACTCTGCTGCCCTTCCATTTGATCAAGACTACTTAAACCAATACAGCTTCGCCCAGTATGGTGATGTATTGTTTGTGTGTCATCCTCTCTTTGCCCCTCGGGTTGTTACTCGAACAAGCCTTACTACCTTTGAGGTTAGCACTTTTTCTTTCGATCAACGGGCAGATGGTCATAAAATTTACCAGCCTTACTATGACTTTCAGTCTCAAGGCGTAACCCTAGACCCATCTGCCACCACTGGTACTGGAATAACGCTTGTCACGAGTTCTGATTACTGGACTAGCGATCACGTTGGTACGACTATTCGGTATCATGAATCCGAGATAACAATTACGGCTGTCGCCTCTGCAACCTCTGCGACTGGAGACGTTGTTGATACTCTTAAGATTAGGCTTGCTGTTCTTAATCCGTTTAGGACTACTGAAGGTTCGTCAACCGTTGAGGTCACTCACCTTGGTCATGGCTTTTCGGGTGGAGAATCAATTACTATTGAAGATGCTGCCGCAACTGGTGGTATTAATGTAGGTAACTTAAACGGCTCTAGAACAATTACAGATGTAATCGATGAGAACACATATACCTTTACGGCAGGAGGTTCAGCCAGTTCCTCTGAGGATGGTGGTGGTTACGTTAAGATTGTAACGCACTCGCCAACAACAGACTGGAGCGAACAAGTATTCTCTGCTGTTCGCGGTTATCCTGCTGCTGTCTGTTTTCACGAAAACCGATTGGTGTTTGCTGGAACCTTAGCTCAACCAGACACAATCTGGATGAGTAAGATTGGCAAGTTCTTTAACTTTGATACTGGTGATGCAGAAGACATAGACTCTATTGATCTGACCGCTGCTACAGGTCAGGTTAATGAAATACGTTACATGATTTCTAACAGAGATTTGCAAGTCTTTGGTGCCTCTGGGGAGCTTTATGTTCCAACTTATCTGAACCAATCGATTACGCCGACCAACGCGCAGATTAGAAAGCAGACCCCATACGGTACTGAGTACATCCAACCAGCCTCTATAGACGGTGCTACAGTCTTTGTTCAGCACGATGGGCATACAGTCAGGGAATACCTCTACACTGACGGAGAGGACGCTTACACGGCCTCTGCGGTGTCTACGCTATCTTCCCACCTAATTAGTCATCCACGCTCTATGACGGTCGTACATTCAGCCTTTGACCTTCCAGACTCTTACGCCTTCTTTATCCTTGCTAGCGGTGAAGGTGCTTTGTTTTCATCTAATCGCGCAGAGAAGAGGGCTTCTTGGAGCAGGGTTACGTCACTTGGAAACTTTGATGGCACTGTTGCGGTGCACAACAGACTGTTTGCAAATGTATATGACGAGAATAATAATCTTCAACTCTGTGAGTTTGCCAATGACGTTGGCTTGGACTTCTATGTATATGGAGCAGTCTCGACAAATACAGTTGATGTAAGCTCTCTATACAATAGCGGAGACGTTGTTGACGTAATTGGTGTAAAGAGCGGCAATCAATCATACCTTGGTCAGCTAACTGTAAATGCTTCAGAAGAGATAGACCTTAGCGCCTATAGCGAGTCAGCCTTTACTCACGCTTATGTAGGAAAGAAGTTTACAGCAAAGATTGTTACCAACTCGATTGACGCTTCAATTAGCAACGGCCCAATGACGGGTGAAGTTAGAGGCATTGGTACTACAGTTCTTGATCTAAAAGAAACTAGATCACTAAAGGTAAACAACCGTTCCTTTGTTCAGGACAATTCGTTTACTGGAAAGAAAGAGATTAGGATTCTGGGCCACAGCCGAGATCCTAAGATTACAATTGAACAGGATGATCCACTGTCAATCCAGATCAATGGTCTTATTGCGGAGTTAATATTCTAATGGCATGGCAAGCGTTTTTGGCAGTAGCCAACTTAGGAATGGGACTTGTAAAAGCAGGTCAGGAGATAAGGACTGCTGAAGAGCAACGCAGGGCGGATGAACTGCAAGCGTTTAACAACGACACTGACGCTGTGCGAAGTGATGCAGAAGCCCTTCAACGACACAACAATAGGCTCGAAGAATACAGGGCTAATGTTTCAGCTAATATTGCTGCTTTCTCTGCTAGCGGTCGAGACGTTTATGATAGCCCGAGCATCAATGACTTCTTTCAAAGGCAAAAGAAAGTTGTTGCCAAAGACCTTAGGGTCTCTGATTTTATGGGTGCAGCTGAGTCTTCAAAGATTAGAGCTCAATCTGCTGTCATTCGACAAGAAGGCAGAGCAAGAAGAAATGCCGCTCACTTCAACGCCTTTACATCTGTAGTTAGCTCTATAAGCGACTACTCAAAAACTAAAGTTAAAAGATAACATAGGGGTCTAGAATGGCTATTGTCAGAGAAAGCGCTAAATTTAAGATTGGCCCAATAGGTGTTTCTAGAGCGTCTCAAGCTGCAAGCATTGAGGGTGAAGCCATTCAGCGAAACCTTAGCTCTTTAGGTCAGTTGGCTTTTGAGAAGGCTTCTGCATATGCTTCTGAAAAAGGCGCGGAAGCAGCGCAGATGGCAACAGTAGTCGACCCGGAAACTGGCTTGCCTGTTCCATTGCAGCCACCAGAAGGCTTTGGAACTGTTGCGTCTGATGCGTACAACAAAGTAGCTCAAGCTAGATTCCAAAGCGCAATTGACAATGAGATGAAGGTTAAAGCCTTTGAGCTTTCAGAGCGCTACAAGAACAACCGAAATGGTGCAGCCCAGTACAGCCAAGCGTTTCAAACCTACATGAAATCTATGCAGGATGCTGCTGATGGGGCTGGTTATAA